TCTAGTATCGGTATCATTGGACTCGCTCTTAATCTTCGTGCTTACGACTTTGTATCTCAAGAGATTCGTGCGGCGGAAGATCCAGAGTTTGAAACTTTCTACACCAAGAATATTCTCTTGAATGAAGGACTTCGTGCATGGATGGCACCAGTAGATCAACCTCACGAGAACTTTGTCTTCCCAGAAGAAGTTCTCCCTCGTGGCAATGCGCTATGAACCTATGCCAAGATGGTGTTGGTGGTTGCTTATTGGCATCATGCTCTTCACTATCTTCGCTTTCGGTATCATGGTTGTAGGAATGATATATTCATGATATACTGGGAGGGGCAACCCTCCTTTTTTAATGATTAGTTCAGAAACTCCTTATAAACTAGCAGAGATTATTCGAGACACCTGGCCGAATCTTTATCGAAAACCAAACATAATACATAATCAATCAGAGGAAGAACAAGAAAAAGATGAGTAGAAAGTTAAAGATTGCAATCGTTGGTGCTGGAAATGCTGCATGTGTAACAGCTTTACTTTATAGTTCTTATGGTAGATTTTATGGGAATGATCTGATTGATAAGATTACAATCTATCACGATCCATCAGTTCCTATAGAAAGAGTTGGACAAGGAACTAATCTTACAATTACCAACTTAATCAGACAGTTACTTAAGATAAGTTTATTTTCTGAGGAGAATATTATCAAGGCAACAACTAAAGATGGGATTTTATATGAGAACTGGGGAACTAAAACAAAAAATGTTTTCCATGACTTTCCTCTGGAATCTAGAGCAGTTCATTATGTTCCAAATCTTTTTTCGAAGATGGTATTGGAATCTGGATTATTTGAGGTAATTGAAAAAAATATTATTGATCCAGAGAAAGAAATTGATGCAGATTACATCTTTGATTGTAGAGGGAAAAATAATAGGGATCCCTCTCTGTACGACAAGTTAAACAATCCATTAAACTCTGTGATCCTTTCTAGAAAGGAAGGTGAAGATCCAAAATTAAATTACACCAGATGTGTTGCTACTCCTGATGGATGGACATTTGTAATTCCAAATCATGACAGTGTTTCTTATGGTTATCTTTACAACAATAAGATAACTGATTTTGAATCTGCTAAGAAAAATTTTATTGATATCTTTGATGTTGTTCCTGATGGTGAATTCTCTTTCGAAAATTACATTGCAAAGAACGTGTGGCAGGGAGAAAGAACTATTCTTAATGGAAATCGATTGTGTTTCCTAGAACCACTTGAAGCAACATCAACAGGTTTTTACTACGATGTTGCCAGGTATGCATGGGAACATATATGCTACGGTGCCGACAGGGAGGTATGTAATCAAAAAATTAGAAAGAACATGAAACAAATTGAAAACTTTGTTTTGTGGCACTATCAAAGTGGATCTGCATACAACACTCCTTTCTGGAAGTATGCCAGATCACTTCCATTCAATCCAGATACTAGTTTCAAAACATTCCTAGGAGAATCTAGAAAATATGATTACGTTGGATTGAACATTAACAATATGAAAATGGGTAGGAATACCCGAGTTGAAGAATCCCACTACTCACAATGGACTTTATATAGTTTCAAGATGTGGGATGAAAAAGTTTTCTCAGCATAAATAAAAATTCATTTTTTAAGAATTATGAAGTTTACAGTTTACTCAAAAGATGGTTGTCCGTATTGCACCAAAGTAGAACAGGTGCTACAATTAGCAGAGTTGCAACATGTAATCTACAAATTGAATACTGACTTTACTCGTGAAGAATTCTATTCGGAGTTTGGAAGGGGATCTACATTCCCTCAAGTGGTTCTTGATGATAAACATATCGGTGGATGTTCCGAAACGGTTAAATATCTTACAGAAAATAAAATTGTTTAATGGAAAACAATCTTCACGAAATTTGCAATGACATTGAAAAAGCAATTGATTATGCTTTTGACGGACAGTTTGTAATGAAGTTCTATGACTACCTAAAGATTCGTGAGACAAAGAAAGTAGAAGTTGATGAGTTTATCTCCAGCAATACCGCCGATGAAATTAATGATCTTGTAAATGATCTTGAAGAATATCTTGAAGGTGGTTCTGATGAAATGCATAAACAACTTCGTGAAGCTTATGGACACATACCAAAACCACAGGCAAGAAAAATTAGAAATTATTTGTGTGGCATATTAGACGATGCCAAAAAGTATAGTTATGATAGAAGACCTGGACGACGCAAAAAGCAAACTAAATAACACAGAACCCGAGATCAATCGGGGTGTGGAATTACTACTACGGAATAGGAGAAGAAAACCAGAACAACCAAAAACTTTTCAAGTAAAGTTTGGTAAAATGGTTTCTCTCTTTCGTAGAGAGATTACTTTACACCTGAACTTCTACTTGAACATCAGGAAAAAATAGTCTCTGGAGAAAGAAAAATGTTAGCAGTAACTCTAACCATAGGAACATTAGTTTCAATTATGTTCTTTTTTGTGGGAGGTGTGGTAGGATGGTTAGCAAAAGAGCATTTCTACCAAACAACACCCGTATACACACACCCAGAGATGTTTGACTCTAACGGGAATGTAATCCCAGACGAAATTTTAGCAGTGAGATTTGAAAATGACTACGAATTCGACGACGAGGAAGAAAACGACGAGTAGAACTAGAACTACCAAAACTACTCAACCGAAAGAAATTAAAAAACTTCCTCCCAATCCTTTTATGAATGAGATTCTTGATCTTATTCATGAACAAAAGACTGAAGAGAACAAGATTAAAGTTCTTAAAGAGTATGAGACTGATGCTCTCAAGACTCTATTGATTTGGAACTATGATGAGTCTGTAATCTCAGTTCTTCCTCCTGGTGAGGTTCCATATCAACCAAATGAAAGTCCTCTTGGAACAGATCACTCTTCTCTGAGGAGAGAGTTTAAACATCTCTACAATTTTGTGAAGGGTGGTAATGATTCGCTCTCAAGAATTCGTAGAGAAACAATCTTCATTCAGATTCTCGAATCTCTTCACCCTAATGAAGCAGATGTTCTGATTCTTACTAAGGATAAGAACCTTGAGGATAAATATAATATCACCTTCGAGGTTGTGGAGAAGGCATACCCTGATATCAAGTGGGGTGGGCGTTCGTGACGGTTGCGGTAGAGCAGGAGAAACAAATGGCTGAATATGAAAGAGAAGAAAAAAATATTCTGCCTTCAAAGTATGGGTGTGAAATTCTTTTAGAAAAAACCACACTTGAGAGAGCAAAAGATTCTTCCTTTCCAAATGACGCTAAATTAATTTGGTATAAAGTCGATGGACAAATGCACATGGACTTGACTCGTTGTAGTAAAACATCACGTCTATTTGATATGTACTATGACAGGTACGGTCCAGGTGCTGTCCAGAAGATTGACTTTGGTTACGGTAGAGTCAATCCAAAGTTGTGGGGATATCAAAAACCTGAGAAGAAAAGGAAAGGAAGATGAGTAATGGGTTTGGTGGATTCATTGATAAGAAAAGTTTAAACAAAAAAGCAACTGTCATTATCAATGATGATGAAGTAGAAAAACTACTTAAAGAGTATAAGAAACTTAAAAAATATCAGAAGTCCACAATTTTTACTATTAAAACAATGGACGGTGATGAAGAAATTATCAGTGAACTATTGAAAGAACTTGAAGATGGGTAAGCACTACCTTTTGAACCTTTATGGTTGTTCATTTGTCCTTCTGGACGATGAAAAATATCTGATCAACTTGTTAGAAAATGCTGCTGCTGTCAGTGGTGCTACTGTGGTTCAAACTATCTCAAAGAAGTTTGAACCACAAGGAGTAACTGTACTAACTTTACTTTCTGAAAGTCATATTAGTATTCATACCTGGCCTGAGACTGGAGAGGCAGCAGTAGATGTATTCACTTGTGGTGAATGTAATCCTAAGATTGGATGTGATGTCATTATCCAACAACTATACGCTCAAAATCATACCTTGAGTTATATTGAGCGATAACTAAATACACTATATCAGGAGATAAGCTTATGCTTTCTACGCAATATAGACTACGCCTTGAAGCAATTTGTGAGTCCATTGTAAGAGGCGAGTCTGTAGAGTTGAGTGATATGATATGGGCAGAGAAACTTGCAAAGGCAAATAGATCTGCTGCAACTATCCTTAGGCAGGCAAGAAGACGTGCTGCTAACCCAGACATGCAAGAGGGTAGCATGGATGACTTTATGAATGCCATGGACTTAGGAGATCCAGATCCATCGAATCATAAAACTAGGTTTGACAGTGCTGACGACATAATTGATTTCTTCAGTCAAGACAAACCAGACGACTGGAGAACCAGAGATTAAGATATAATAAAATTGTATCACATTTTACAACAACACTTGCATAGATAGATTAGGAGCACTATAATGTGCTTACGTTCATCCAGGAAACTGGACGCAAGTAGGACGACGCGGAACGGATCGTTCATCCCATTAGGGACGCACACGCCGCCCGAAGGAACGGGATTTAACCATCTCATTTCTTTGGAGTAAAACCATGTCTAAAGTCGTTTATCGTGGTCACGCTTACGATACCTCAGAGTATCGTCAGCAAAGACAAGAACAACAGCAACCTCAACAGCATAACGAAGTTTATCGTGGTGTAAAGTTCGTTAAGGAAGAGAAGTGATGCAGAAAATCAACGTGCTTCAACTCATTAAAGAGAAGAAGCAAAAAGAAGAGAAGCGTCACCAAGCACAACTTTGCATGGCAGGCAACTGTCAGGTAGGGAAAAAGTGATTGCTTTAATCGCTGGAATTTGTGCTGGATCAACAGCATTTATGCTATTAATTTATGCAGAAGTACTATTGCTGAGCAAGTAATGCAAAATTATACATATCACTATGATGATATGGATAAAGATAACAGACCACCTGCCTGTTATCAATTAAAATACAGAGGTTGTAACTACTGGTCATGCTACCTCATTCATTTGGATGAGTGGTTTGAAAATTTATTTAAGTCAGAGGGTTCTTGACGAACCCTCTTTTTTTGTGTATAATTAGCTTTGTCAGCGTTAATAACGATGGATAAAGAAAAGCTTAAGATTATTGTCAGAAACCTAGAGTCTCTGGTAGAATGCTTAAAGTCAGAAATTTATTCTGATGTAGATTCATACAAAATAAAATATGAGGAAGTTGCTTCTCATTTAACCGATTACGATGAAGTATTTTATGACGGAGATGACGATGGATACCCAGACTGATAAAGTCAAACTGATTAGTGTTACGCCTGATGCTGAGAAGCACATGGCATATTGTGCTCGTGTAAGTAATCCTTCAAACCAAGAGAATGAAAACTTCTCTGGACTACTTAAGTATTGTATTAAGCACCAGCACTGGAGCATTTTTGAGCAAGCAAGTATGACTCTGGAGATCAATACCACCAGGGCAATCGCAGCTCAGATTTTGCGTCACCGTTCATTTACATATCAAGAATTTTCACAACGCTATGCAGATTCTTCTCTGCTTGGTGATGAGATTCAACTACCTGAACTGCGTCGGCAAGATACCACCAATCGTCAGAAGTCTATTGATGATTTGGATCCATTTGTCAGGCAGAAGTATGAGATTTGGATGCAGCATCATTTCAAAGAGACTATGAATGTCTATAGAGAAATGCTTGATGCTGGTATTGCAAAGGAATGTGCTCGTATGATTCTTCCTCTTGCTACTCCTACTCGAATCTATATGACAGGTACTGTTCGTTCTTGGATTCACTATATCGATCTACGTTGTGGACATGGTACACAGAAAGAGCATATGGATATTGCAAATGATGCTAAGATCATTTTCAAAGAACAATTCCCCAGTGTATCTGAAGCACTTGACTGGGAAGAATAAATATCCATACACCACTCAATATTAACTATGCCGACTTATAGATTTGAAGACACAGAAACGGGTGAGATTTTTGAGAAGTGGATGTATATGTCCGAAAAGGAAGGATACCTGAAGGACAACCCACATCTCAAACCACTTATTCCTACTCAAATGAATGTAGGAGAAGTGGGTGATTGGGCAAATAAACTTGTCAGCAAACATCCTGGTTGGAATGATGTTCTTCACCGAGCATCAAAGATGCCTGGAGCAAAAGTAAAACCTATTAAATGATTTCATGCCACGTAGAAAAACCGAAAATCCAGTACCGTTTGGGATGAGTAACAGACAAATGAAACGCAAGAAACCAATCAATCTTGACTTCATGAAAAAGATTGAACCTCTTACAGATAATCAAGAGGAACTATTTCGATCATACAAGCTCCAACAAAACCTAGTTGCATATGGTGCAGCAGGCACTGGAAAGACGTTTATCACCCTCTACAATGCTCTCAGAGACGTGTTGGATGATAAGACACCCTATGAGAAAATCTATCTGGTTAGATCGCTTGTAGCGACTCGTGAGATTGGTTTCCTTCCTGGGGATCATGAGGACAAATCATCTCTTTATCAGATTCCTTATAAGAATATGGTGAAGTATATGTTTGAGATGCCAGATGATTCTTCATTTGAAATGCTCTATGGAAACCTTAAGACTCAAGGTACAATTAGTTTCTGGAGTACGTCTTTTATCCGTGGTACTACTCTGGATAATGCAATCATCATCGTTGATGAATTCCAGAACTTGAATTTCCACGAACTTGATAGTATCATTACTCGTGTTGGTGAGAATTCTAAGATCATGTTCTGTGGTGATGCTACTCAATCTGATCTTGTCAAGACTAATGAACGTAATGGTATCATTGACTTCATGAGAATCTTGAGAGCAATGCCATCATTCAATCTGATTGAATTTGGTGCAGAAGACATCGTTCGTTCTGGACTGTGTAAAGAATATATTATCGCTAAAATGGAACTTGGGTTGTAATGTTTAATCATGTTGAATTGAATCTTCCTTCTTTGGAGAGGGAAATGATTGATGGAGTTCGTTATTATAAAGTTTCTGATAATGATGAACTCCAAAAGTTTGTTTCTATTACTTCTGTAATTAGTCATTTCAATAAAGAAAAGTTTGCTTCCTGGCGAGCAAGAGTAGGAAATGAGGAAGCAGATCGTATCACTCGAAAGGCAACGAGTAGAGGTACAGATACTCATACGTTAATCGAACAGTATCTAAAAAATCTGGACTGCAACTCTGATGTTCTACCTATTTCAGAACATCTCTTTCAGATTGCAGTCCCTGCTCTCAAACGTATAAATAATATCCATGCACTTGAAGGTTCTCTCTATAGTCAATACTTAGGTGTTGCTGGCACTGTAGACTGTATTGCTGAGTTTGATGGGGAACTTTCAATCATTGATTTTAAGACTTCCAAACAACCAAAACCTAGAGATTGGATTGATGGGTATTTTGTTCAGTGTTGTGCATATGCATGTATGTTACATGAGCTCACTGGACTCTCTGTTAAAAAGTTCGTAATCATTATGACTTGTGAGAATGGAGAAATAGAAGTATACGAAGAATACGACAAGGCAAAGTATATTAGACTGCTGACTCAGTACATCAAGAAGTTTGTTAATGATAAGACTTCTTGACTGTAGAATGTTTTCGTATTAAAATAATGTTATTAATTGAGGAAAGAGATTGTACATTACAGTTTTAGGACAAATGGAGAATGAACTAGAGAAAGCATTGGAAAATAAGTTTTTCTGTCCTTCTCGATTTGCTCAAGAAATTGAGAACATCGTACAGTATAATGAGGACATGAATTATATTGATGCCATCATTCACTTCTGTGAAAAGAATAGCATTGATATTGAGTCGGTTCCGAAACTTATTTCCAAACCACTAAAAGAAAAGATCAAGTACGAAGCAATGGAGTTGAACTTCTTAAAGAAGACATCCAGAGCAAAATTGATCTTTTAATCCATTTTTGGTGGAAAAAAATTCCGGCAAAATTTTTCGCGTATTACTTTTTTAATGGTGCCTTTTGAAACATATAAGACTTATCTTGCCCTGAAGAATCACTTTACAAAAGATTCTTACGACTACCATAAGTATCAAGGTAAAAGTCGAGCATCTCTTCAATCCTTTTATAAGAGAAAGGATAGGTATTGGTTTGAGAAACTATCAAGACAAAAGGAAGATAAGGAAATTATCGACTTCTTTGTAGCAAACTTTGTTTCTTGCAATGATCCACAAACTTTATGGATCGGAGAGATGATTAAAGAGGGTGAATCCAGATATAAGTCTTGGCAAAAAAGAATACAATCTCTTTCATATTTGTTTGAGGAAGAGTCGCAACAGTTATTTGAAAATAAATTCGAAGAAGTATTTGATTGTTCTAAGGGACATCCATTGCTTCTAAAAAAATTCCTGATCGGTAAAATAAGTATAGAAACCCTGGTGATATACGATAGAATATTCCTGTTCGGGAAAACGTTTGATAAAAAATTAAAGGATCCTGTGTGGGAAACCGTCAGTATGAGAATGAAAAAGTATTCTCCTTTCCTACATATAGATGTATTCCGTTATAAAAAAATCTTGAAAGAAGTAGTTGTAGGAGAACGATGAGTTTCTTTGAATCTGAAGTAGTCCGTGCTGAAATAGCAGAAATTTCTGATCTTCAGCAGGAAGTCTATAAAAGTGTTTTCGATTTTCCTAGAATGTCTAAGGAAGACAAGATTCATCATGTAGAACTGCTAGAAAAACTTCTTAAGAAACAACAGATTCTCTATACTCGTTTGAGTTTGTCTGATGATCCTCAGGCAAAGGAGATGAAGAATAAAATTTCTGAGTCTGCTTCCATGATGGGACTTCCTCCTAACGTCGATATGAGTGTGATCTTCAAAAACATGACATCTCTTCTGGAAGTCATGCGAGATCAGATTGACAAGACTGGTTCTGACATGTAGAATAACGAAGTACACAAAAGCCAAATCCGTACACAATCCGAGGTAATCTAATGTCTTTTGCAAACCTTAAAAAGCAATCCAAACTTGGTTCTCTCACCGAAAAACTGGTGAAAGAAGTTGAAAAGATGAACACTGGTTCTAGTGGTGCTGATGAACGTTTCTGGAAACCAGAAATGGACAAGACTGGTGTTGGTTCCGCAATCATTCGTTTCCTTCCTGCACCTGAAGGTGAAGAAC